ATCGACTCCGGAGGCAATCGCATCTGAGCACGCCTTACTGAGTTCTGCCCATCTTGCGGAACGCTGTTCTGCTAAAGATAGTATTGGCCCTGTATCCGGTAATACCGTCGGTGAGTAACCCCATTTTTCTACGACAGTATTCCACAATTCCGGACGATCAGATAATAGCCCAGATACGATCACACGACCATCAGGACTGTTGTCATAACTGCTTTGCCCCTCACCCCATGTAAGCGTAATGCTGGTACTTGTCAAACTTGCGATTTTCATCATATTATCCTCCTCACCCAATAAGGTAGTCGGCTGCCATATGTATAAAAACAGTGCCTGCCTGAGCTATAAGATTGGCGTAGCTTCCTGCATCCGTTATACCCTGTATGTTGATAATAGACGTGCTGGCGTTTCCAAATCCAATGGCTGTTCCGTTTGTTCCGTTAACGCCGAGTCCTGTGGCCCTCATCGGCAAAATGACGTTTCGAGGGAATGGATAGGGGACACCGCTGATTGTAACTGCACTGCTGGCTTGTGATCCGGTAAGTGTCAAGGAAAGCTGGCACTCAATATGTACCAAATTTCCGAGCAATATGTACTGCCCGGCAGAGTTGTTGACTGTGACATTATAGCCAGCTGCGCTTACCGATGGGTTCCAAGTACCGGACTGGACACTTGCTTGCTGCGACCACGGGCTCCATACTCCGTTGTTTCCTTGTGACCGTATAAGCACGCTAGGAGGGTTCAGGCCTCCTCCTCCACGGTATACTGTGGCACGTTGGAAGATATACGACGTAGGCCCCCCCGCAGATAACACTTCCAAGATACCTGGGGTTCCAGGGAAGGCCCAATTGAGAAAAGTGGATTGTGCGTTGCTGCCAACAAACCAAGACCCTACCAATGAGTTATATGCATTGGCGTCTGCTCCGTTACTAGGAATATTTCCGCGTGGCATCATAATTCCGCTTCCACTAGGCAAAATCCCTGATATGGGCATTACATTATCTAGGTTGCTAAACGGTATGCGATCCCCGTCCCCATCTTTCCCGGAATGAGTATGTGACTGCAATTTACTGTACAAATTTTCGATTTCAAGTTGCAGATTTCCGGCAGCATCTTCGCTTAATATACCTCGAATACTTTCAAACCATGTGATAAATGTCTGTTTTTGCTGATCTGCATATGCCTGCGCACTGGCCACGAAATCCGTATAAAAGCTGTCAAATTGCGCCGTCAACGTAGCGAAGTCGATTTGTTTAATCAATCCGGTAACGATCCCGCAAAGGCTCGTATCAAACCGACGGTCTGTGATGGCAGCTTGCGATATGCTTATGATGCCATTACTTATGAGCAAATCCGCACTGGCGATTTCGTACCGATCCGCGTCGCGTTGCAACTCGGGGGGCGTGGGGTTGGATGATGGCGAGGAAGATTTTACCTCTGCCGTGATCTTCCTCTCCGTCAAGTCCCAGCGTATTACGATTCTGTCAATACGCTTTAACACGCCGTCGGCAACAGCGATCGGAATTGTGAGATCACTGGTATTCCAATAAAAATACCCGTTGATCCACGCCCGGCCCGCTCGCAGAGTTACATTCATCCCATCTGCTGCCACCACCTGCAGCCCAGTCGATGGGGAAGGGAACACCCCGTTCCCAATAAGCGATGCGAAATACGCCGCCCAATCCTCCGCCCGATACCGGCGATCATGATTTACGGAATTGAAAAAACTAGATCGTTCCATGTTTGTTCCCCTTTATTTTGCAATTTTACGTATTTTATCGATCAGTGCCGGAAGGCTTTCTCCGAATGTCACTTCTATATCCTGTCTTCCGTTCTCGTAGGTTTCAATGATTTCGGTTATCCTCACGTCGATTTTTATGCCCCATCGCTTATTGATGCACGTCACACGATCCCCGATGTCAAAATCTTCCCGATAGCGTAAATTCGTATTAGGATTGACTTTGCTTGCGAAAGCCAGCGTTTCCAGTGAATTCCCCAGTTCTTGCGCACCTCGCGCGGTCAGCATATTTAAGTATTGCACATAGGACATCGTGACATCGTTTCCCGACGCATCCTTGTATGTCTGCTGTATGTCTGACGCATCAACGAACATTTCTATTCGGTCTAGACCCGTGAGTGAACTCCCCACCTCCACCACTTTTCGGGGTGTGTTTTCGCTTTCCTCCCCTCCGACGTAAGCCGCGGTTTTAAGGCTCTCAATGCTGTTTGTATATTCTTGTTCTAGGATGTTGTCGAACTCGGGCGAGAAGATGCAAGGACGGTTTCCATCTGCATTGCCCGCAGTTAGGTCTTTCCCCTTATATACAGAGAATTTGTGTTGTCTTCCTCTAATGTCTGTACACACTCGAAAACCTATTTTGGCTGCCTTTGCCGCTGTTTCGCATGCTGGAAGAACGTTTGGAAAAGGTTCTGATGCATAATCTACTTGTCCGCTTCCAATGTCCGGTGTTTGCTCTATCGATAGCCGCGGTATAATTCTGGCGGGGTTTGTTGGGTTTGTCGCGTTTTCGCGCACGATTCGGTATAGGATGTTTTGCGTGTTGTCTGTTGTTATGATCTGGTTCAATACAATCCGGCGGTCAAGCAGCACCGGCAAGAAATTTCCCTGTACTTCAATCACTTCAAGGCCTTGCGAATCCTTTTTGATGTCTATGTACTTGATTTCCGCCATTTCGTTATCGTGGCGCTTTACAATAAGGTTATTATTTTGGAGCAACGAATAATGGCGGTCTGTGTACGGCACAAGCATCTGGAAATCTCCACAATCCCAATATCGTCGTGTCCATACCAAGGATGATATTTTATCGATGGTTCCTTCCTGTATGATTTCGCGATCGTAAATATCTATTTCCATATCGTCACACCCCCAGGTAAAGGTTATTATGGAATATAGTCACTTCCAGATTGTCCAGTCCCAAGCCAGCATCATAGCGAAAAAGATTGTCACCTACCGCCAGTTGTAAATACGTGCTGTCTACATCCAAGTACCGAAAGGCGTCTGTACTTATACCCGCCCTCGTGAGTGTAATACTCTTCTGTCCGAACCCTGTCGTGACGGTTAATACATCCCCGGCATCCATCTCCATGTTTAATTTTATAAACTCTTGCGTGTTCACGTTCAGAAGCAGTGGATTGATCGCTTCTCCTTGTGCTCGAAATTCGATCCGAATACCGGTTCTCACGTCTCCACCGTTGTATACGTTGACGATTAAGGACGGTTCGCGGAAACCTATTTCCCACGATACATCGCTTTCAATGATTTCCAGTCCCTCCGGCTCCAGGAACTCCATTCCTCCGATCCATGCGGCAATATCTTCCCGTGTATCCAGTGCTTCCCTCCAAAAAGGGTCGCCGCAAAAAAGTTGTATTGTAAATTGTTCAAAAATCGGTTCCCGTTTGAAAATAGGGGCATTATCTATATTGCAGTTTATGACACGTATGTGATCTCTGAACTCGTAGACCAATACAGCGGTAAATTGAGGGTTCAGTATATGGTTCATATTCCTTCGGAGAGTTTGAATTCGTGATTTATCGCGTTCGCGGATATAGCCTACAATTTCAATGTTTCGGCTTTCGATACGTCCGCCTATGTATGTATCTCCATCTTGCCCCATACTGGTTATGCTGTATATGGAGTTCTGGATATCTGACAGTCCGCTAACGTCTTTTAAGTTCACGTGATACAGTGACGCACGGGAAAAGACGAGGCTTTCCCCGCGTTCGTTCATATACGTGAGTTTTTCGACCGTCGCCACACTCATACCTCCCGCGCAATAAGCCTGAGTTGCTTTGCTGCCTCCCGCTGTTGTGCCGCATAGCTTGTTTCGTTTGCGTATATGTTTTGCGTTACGTTTATGCCACGATCTGATTTCCCGCTACGAGTGCGTGACGAAGATGAGCCTGCGTGCATACCTTCGGATGTGGCGCGCTGCACATTCAATATGACATCCCGCATTTCCCTAGCGAAATCTATGGATAGCTCAGATACGATAGATTGCAGCATTGCGCTAATATTGTCGGTAAGTAGCTTACGCATATTTTGAAATCCTTGCCAGATTCCATTTACAATGTTCTCACCGACACCTATAAACTCGTTTGTATAACTCTTCATGACACCCGCGATTTCCGCTATCACCTGTGATACCTTTTGCATGAGCGGTGTCATACCAGATTCTATTCCTGAAATTGTGCCGGCACCGATCTCCAATCCTAGGCTTTCATAATTGTTTGATTGTGCGTCCATTCCATCGTTGATAGCATTCATGGCCGCTGAGGCTATTGTGTCGCCAATACCTCCCGACGCATCGGCCATATCTTTTTCGGCATTTCCGATTTCACTTTTGAATCCTACGGCTATACCCTGCGGTAAATATATGCCGATTTCATCTCTAAAAACCTTTGATGGAGAACTAATTCCAAATAGTTTCAGAAAAAAAGCTGTAACGTCTCCGACAAACCCTTTAATTTTATCCTTAAACCACTGTAGACTTCCACTAATACCGTTCCATAAGCCTTTGACTAAATTTCCTCCTATATTCAAAACCTTATCAGGCAATCCACTGAATAATCCTACAATGCCATCAACAACCTTTTGAATCCCTTCTTTGGCTTTGTTGAATAGGTTGGTGCCCCATGTGCTGACCTTGGCCACGATGTCTTGCAGGTAGCCCCAAAGGGTGCCCGGCAGTGCCCTGAAAAAGGCTACGACATTATTGATGACGTTCTGCACGACGGTCTTGGCCTTGTTAAACAGGTTTCCGCCCCATATGCTGACCTTGG